AACTTTAATAATATTTATAGGTTACGTTATTTACAGATTTTACAAAAAGTTGCCGTTAGTTCCGAAATTTTAGGCGTTGCCGTAACGAAATAATTATTATCTTTACAACAAATTAATACTTAGTGCATTTCTGTTTACTTGGTGTTTTTCTTTCATAATTACGATTTATTTTAGTGTAGGGGTGGTTTCCTACGTTTTTGGGGATTATTATCAAAACCGCTTCTTAATTGGAGCGGTTTTGCTTTTTTATAAAATTTAACACTTTTGCTATTGTGTAATTAAATATATCTTGTATATTTGCAATACATAAAACATATAAGATATGAAAGCAAAGCAAATTCACTTAGATGAAAAAGTCATCGAGATTCTGACTATCAAGGCAGTCAAAGAAAAAACCACTTTCAAGGAGTTGGTTCAGAAAATATTAACCGATAAAGCAAAAGAAGACGAGCCGTCAATGTTAGAAGCATTAATTCACATTGAAGATTACGTAACAAGAAGTTTAACTTTATCAGGTCACAGCGAAAAAGAAATAGACTTCATTCTTAGAAAAGTAAGACCATCAATTAAAAAAGCAACCAGTTATGAAAACTAAAAAAGAAAAAACGGAATCAATTACAGCTCAGGAATTTTTAAATAGAGCGCAGTTTAGAGGTTTGTCAGAAGTTGAAACAATGATTGAGTTCGCTAAATTAAAAGTTACTGAAGCATTGGAAGAAACAAGCAAACATTTTAAAAATCCTGAAAATGTAAGTCATGTTAAGAATCATTACAAACTTGATAAAATATTGTAGTATGAAAACAATAGCCGTTATCACACCAAGTTACCGAGATTTTAATCAGTATAGATTAGAACATTCTTACTCGGGAGAATCAGACAACTTCATCCAAGTATCATCACTTAATGAAGTTTATCAACACCAATTCAACGACTACGTGAATAAAAGCAACTCGGTCAAGATGCCGAATGTCAATGCGATTATTAAAGCGGTCGAGAATAATATAAATCAACTTAATTAAATACTTATGGATACAGGAAGTTATATGCAAAATCAGATGGACGACTTAATTACAAATGGTCTGCATCAAATGGATGCGTTTATTGAAGATTTAGATAATCGTATCGAAGAATTTATAAAAGAAAATGGGTATGATTGGACAGTTAAGGATATCGTTACAGAGTATCGAGAAAAATACTCAAAAGGTTGTTATGTTTCTTATACCTGTAAAAAAGTAATTGAGCATTTTAAAGAAGATTTAAAAAAGTCTACAGGATTATGAACCCCGAACTATTCAAGCACTACGGAACGCAAATCCGAAAGAAATCAAAGCGAGTGTACAGAAAGTCGTTGAAGTTTGTTGTAGTGTCTAAAAATGGCGCAATACAAACAATCCAAACAACAACCCACTACGCCAAAGAATTAAAACAACAGGCAAAAGTATTTAAAAACAATATTATTAATAACCAGATAAATAAATATGATTATGAGAAAAGTGATATTAGAAGATAAAAAAGAATTAAGGTTATCAGATTTAAACGATAACAGCATAGTTGGTATTTTATGGCAAGACAACGAAAAAACCACTTATTTGAATTTTGAAGGTAGGCTTATTGAAGTTTGTAACTTTAAAAATGATGCAATGGTTACTAGCAAAAACATACAAATGTATATTAGCACATCTGTTTCAATTAGCGAGGTTTATGTGTTCGATACCATGAAAAAATGCTTTAAATGGTTATCTGAATAACCATGTACATCACAGTCCACATAAAAATACCGTACAGAAAGGTATCTAAAGCGAAAAACACAATAACCAAATTAACGAGTGAAGGATGGATACTCACATGTAAAAATCGTGGCTTCTTTTCAACAACCTATTCATTCAGTAAAATAATTTAAACCCTAAGATAGAAATAATGGAAGAACAAAAACAAATCGGGTGCGGATATTGTGACAAAGAAAAAACATGTAAAATACGAGATCCTAAAATAAACAAAGCCAAACAAGGCTGTAAAGATTATAACCATTTTGAAAACACTAAAAAACCAATAAAATAAAATTATGGACTTATCAAAAACAATTATACCAAAATCTGACCAATTAAACGCAGACGATTTAATATCGGGGTCAAAAACAATTAAAATTAGAAACATCAAAGGAGGCGAAGATGAAGCGCAACCCGTATCAATTTACTTCTACGGAGACAACAACAAGCCTTTTAAGCCGTGCAAATCAATGCGTAGAGTGTTGGTGCAATTGTGGGGTTCTGAAAGTTCGATATTCCACGGCAGAAGATTAACAATTTATCGTGATGATACGGTAAAATGGGCGGGTGTAGAAACGGGAGGAATCAGAATTAGCCACGCTTCACATTTACCAGAATCAACACGTGTTTTGGTTACAGCTTCGAAAAACAAACGTATTCCAATGACTATCGATGTTTTGCCGTTGGTTGAATTAAAAGATTTGGTGGGAGCTAAAAAAGCTATAAAGGACAAAAAAGCTACACTTGAAGCAATTTTGGAAAAATACGACTTAACAGAAGAACAATTAAAAGCTTTGCAAGATGAAACAGTCTGACCAAATCGGGTGCGGATATTGTGACAAAGAAAAAACATGTAAAATACGAGATCCTAAAATAAACAAAGCAAAACTAGGTTGTAAAGAATTTAAACATTATTCAAAAGATGGAGATAAAAAAATTTAAATGCAGGGCTTCAAAGATTGGTTTATTAATGACCAATCACACAGGAAAATCATATAAAGAGCAGTACGATGATGCTTTGTCTAAAAAAGAATCATTTAATGAACGATTGAACGGTTTTAAAAACAAGGAATGTAAATCGGCAATTGAAATTGAAAATATTAAACTTCCGGAAACCGAAAAAGAAATAGAAATATTGTTACCGTTAGTCGATGAAATTATACTAAGCGAAACTGCAAAATCATACTGCAAAGAATGGCTTATTTCTGAGATTACAGGCAAGAAAAAAGACATTAGGTCTAAATACCTTGCTCGCGGTAAAGCAATGGAGGAAAAGGCTATTGAAAGAATATCTAAGCATTACGGCTTAGAATTAGTAAAAAACGAAGAGCCATTAGAAAACGAATATTTCACAGGAACTTACGATACTAATACGCCTGAAGTAGTTATTGATGCAAAAGTACCTTTTGATTGTTTCACATTCCCTTATTTTGAAACAGAAGCGGATAAAAATTATTATGGTCAAATTCAAGTTTACCAGGAATTGAAAGAATTAAAAAAAGGTAGTTTGTGTTATTGTCTTGAAAACGGAAGCGAAGAACAAATAAATAAACTTTCGTGGGATTTATCCAGAGATTTAGGTAAAGATGAACCTGATATCGAAGATTGGGATATCGCAGTTGAAATGCTTAGTTACGATAATTTGCCTGATTCACTAAGAAAGAAAGTTTTTGAGTTTGGATATGATGAAGCCTACATTAAAAAAGCCGAGAAAATGGTTTTAGCTTGTCGAAAATATATTGAAAATGAATTAATACCAATGTTAAATTTATAGCATGCTAACCGTTCAAAAAATCAGACAGGCTATGATTAAAAACCCACATCATAGCCTTTGGGATAAGCCAGTAAGCAAATGGACTGACCAAGAAAAGAAAGAATTTGATAAACTTAAAGAGAAGAAAAAACGCAATTGGAAAGCGGTTAATTCTGTAAAGGTTATTAGAATTAGTGACGGTTTTGAATATCCTTCTATATCTGAATGCAGAAGACAAAACGGATTTTGTAAGGTTATAATGGATAGGAAAATAAAAGATGGAGTGGAATTTAAAACAATTTAATTATGTCAATACAAAAAATAGAAATGTACACATGTATTTGTGATGGTTGCGGAAAGTCTGCAGACGAATATACTGATTATTCATGTTGGGGAGATAGTTCAATTGCCAGAGATGTAGCGGTAAATGCCGATTGGGTAGTTGAAGACGGAATGGATTATTGTTCTAAATGCTATTCATATGATGATGAAGATAATTTAATTATAAAGACCAAAAACAACATCGAAGTAATAGACCCTGAAACAGTAGAGGCAGATGGAAACTTATAGCGGACAACAATTGCAGAATATACTTAATATAAGCAAACCAACTGTTAAGTTCAGAGCTGATAAATTAGGTATTAAAAAACACGGGTTTCAATGGAAGTTTACAAAATCAGAAGTTGAAAGAATGAGAGCATACAAATACATTAGATCGCCTCATTTTTACTTTACTGAAAACGGAGAATTTTTAATAATAGAATCTAAATTAAATAATCAATAAAATTATGGGATATTACACACGACACGAATTAACCATCGTATCAGGCGATAAAAGCACAGACCATGAAAAACAAATTTCTGAAGCAGCAGATTATCATAGTTGTTTCGATGATGAAATAAAATGGTATGACCACGTAAAAGATATGAAATCATATTCTTTAAAATATCCTGATACCGTTTTTTGCTTAGAAGGAGAAGGAGAGGAAACAGGAGATATTTGGAAAGCTTATTTTAAAAACGGTAAAATGTTTAAAACAAAAGCAATAATGACATTCGAAAGTTACGACGAATCAAAACTAACCTAACAACCCAAAGCCGATTCACTTCGGCTTTTTTTAGTGATATGCGGAAAATAAAATAATTTGAAATATAATATTGTATATCTAAAAAGTATTTGTATATTTGTACTCAGATAACCGATAAAAATAAAATTATGTATCACGATGAACTTTACCCAACACCATTACATGTATTAGAAATTATGCAACTTGATTGCACAGGAAAAATTGTTTTAGATCCTCATGCAGGATTTGGAAATATTTTAGAGTATAGCAAAACAATAGGGGCAAAAGAAATTATAGCAATTGAAATAAACGAAAGATGTCAGTCTATTTTAAAAGATAAACAGATAAAATTAATAGGAGAAGATTTTTTTAATTGTACAGCTGAAATGATTTCTCATGTTGACTGCATTTATATGAACCCTCCTTTTAGTGATGCACATAAACATATTTTGCATGCATGGGAAATTGCTCCTGAAGGTTGCGAAATAGTTTCTTTGTGTAATTGGCAAACAATTGAAAACTTCAATAGATACGGCAAGCTTTCTGTAATATTAAAAAACGGAATTACAGAAAATATAGGTGATGTATTCTCAACTGCTGAAAGAACCACGGGAATTGATATAGGATTAATAAAACTTTACAAACCTATATTAAGCGAAGGAGCCGAATTTGAAGGCTTTTTTATGGGTGAAGATGAAGAAGAGGAGCAAGGTATTGGAATAATGGAATTTAATGAAGTTAGAGCTTTGGTCAATAGATACGTTGGAACAATGAAAGCGTTCGATTTAATGAAAGAAGAAGTCGAAAACGTAAATAGACTACTTTCTGGAATAAACATGAGTAAAATTGATTTACAAATAGGCTACAATAAATCAGTTGCCAATAAAGAAGACTTTTCTAAAACTCTTCAAAAAGAATCATGGAAATATATTTTTTCAACAATGAAGATGGATAAATATGTAACTTCTGGAGTTATGAAGGATATAAATAAATTTGTTGAAACACAGGAAAAAGTTCCGTTTACAATGAAAAACATTTATAGAATGTTTCAAATAATTGTAGGTACAAGGCAAAATACTTACAATAGGGCTTTAGAGGAAGCTATAGACAATTTTACAAAACATACCCACGAAAATAGGTACAATATTGAGGGATGGAAAACCAATTCGGGGCACATGCTTAACAAAAAATTTATTGTTAATGGTATGGTAGAAGAAAAATATAATAGAGAAGGTTTAAGTATGCGTTATTCTTCTTACGGTAGCGATAAAATGGATGATCTTATAAAAGTACTTTGTAATATTACTGCAAAAAATTACGACAATTACGGTAGGATATACAATTGGAATAGTATTAAAAATCCTGAATACGGCAAACCAAACCAAATAAATATTTTACCTAATACATGGTATGAATGGGGATTTTTTGAAATGAAGTTCTTTAAAAAAGGAACTATGCATATTAAATTTAAAGATTTAAACGATTGGTACATGCTAAACAAAGCTTACGGAGAACTAAAAGGATTTTCATTACCAGAGCAACATAAAAATTAATTACAACATGAAACAAGAAAGTAAAAGAGGCGGTAAAAGACCAGGCGCAGGACGACCAAAAAACGAAAACAAAGGATATTTTATACAATGTCACCCCACTAAAATAAAGGAGGTTCGTGAATTTGCAAAAAATATTTCTAAAATAATTGAAAAATAATATTGTTTATCTAATTATTAGTTATATCTTTGACAAACAAAAACAAAGAAACCATGAAAACTAAACAAATCGTAATGACCAGCGCCCACGCAATATTCAAAATGCAAAACGTAACTTTTTCTGAGGCTTTGACCTTGGCGTGGAAAAAGACGAAACAAGGCGTTAAAGCTATTGTAATGAAGTGTAATCGCCTGGTAAAAAGCGTTGGTATAGGATACGAAACGGTTTACTTTAATGAATTGGTTTTTACTAATATTGTTGTGAGTAGAGAATCGGTAAACAACTCAGGCGCAAGACACGATTACGGAATAGGCGCTTATAACGGAGATTAACCAATTTAAAAATAGAAATTATGAAAGTATTAGGAAGCATTACATTTAAAATAATAAAAGACCATACAAGATACAGAATTGATGGAGGTTGTACAAAAAACAATGGTTTTGGATGGGCAAATAGAGAAGAAAGCTACAGCACAAAAGAAGAGGCTATCGAATCTATTATTGAGACTGTTAAGAATATGTACATAGAAGACAATAAATAACAGTCTTAATTATCATTTCAACAACGATTAATTAACCACTTAAAAATAAATATTATGAAAGATCAAAAAGCATATCATACCAGAAAATTAGCAATTATTGAAATGATTGAGGAGTGTACAGATAGAATCAGAAAAGAGAAAAGCTTTATAAGAAATTTTAAAGGACTGACTAGAGTTTTATCTAACTCTCATAAAAACATTCAAAAATACGAGTCAATCAGATCATACCTACTCGATCGCTATAACAGACAATAGCGAGTAAAACAAACAGATAAATAAAATCACTAAAAATAGAATTATGAAAAATTTAAAATATGCACAGGATTTAATAAAAGCAAGTTCGTCAGTTAATTGCGGATTCAATTCATTTATAAATGGGCACTCACAACCAAAAAGATCAGATTACGGATGTGTTTCTGAGTGGGGATTAATAACACAAGGTTATGATTTCGCTAGAAAAATGGCAGAAGATAATGGAATAGCATTTACTCATGTTTTTAAGTGTAAACAAGATGGGTGTTTTCCTTTTCAATACGGAGGTTTTTTCGTGTGCAATGCATGTGGAAATAAGGACGTAAATAAAGAATGGTGGAAAATACAAGTCGAAAAAGACGGTAACGAATTTTGTTGTCATGGATTGGACTTCGAAAATTTACAAGAGTCTAATAATTATGCATTTGGGGAAACATTCGAACAGGCCATTATTAATTACGGAATATTAATGCGTAATCTAAATTAACTATGAAAACAACCCAACAAATATTCGCAAACCTCAACAACGCCCTTAAAAAAAGATTGTTGTCGGAAACGACAAATAGAGAAGTGTTACGTAAAATTATTAAAGAGATAGGCGTTTGTTTAAATTAGATACGATATGACAAAAGATATTCAAAAGGCAATTGCAATGCTTGAAATAGAAAAAGGCAATATTGTTACAGAAAACTTTAATTACTTCTTTATAGGAGAATTAGATGTTGTTTCTTTGAACAAATCAGGTTATGTTTCAGAGTTTGAAGTTAAAATAAGCCGTTCTGATTTTAAAGCTGATTCTAAAAAACGTAAATGGTATTTCTTTGACAACAAGATAGAAAAACAAATTCCAAATTATTTTTGGTATGCTTGCCCTGATGGTTTAATTATGCCACATGAAATAAAACCTTACATGGGATTGATTTATTATTCTGAAAAGGGTTTTATAATAATTCAGAAACCTAAAATAATACACAAATTTAAGCATGATATTATTAAATTATTGACTAAAATATCGCGCCAAAACAACTGGAAACAATATTTCGGAGCATGTCAATTGACAGTTAAAAACAATGAAATAAAAGAACGTAATAAAGTACTAACCCATCAAAAAATTAATTAAAACCTAAACGGAAATGAACAACTTGCTAAATACAGCCCATCTTGAGTGTAATAAGGATTAAACACCGTTAGCAAGTTTATTTCTAACCCAACACAAAACTAACTTAAATTAAAATTATGAAAACAGCTATCCAGACCGCATGCAACGAGATTATAGTCGAATTAATTGATAAAGTCGAAATCGGTTACATGACCAAAATAATTTCAATTATGCATAAAAATTTAAAAACCGAAAAACAGCAAATTATTGATGCTGCAACACACGGGGCAAACTTCGACAAATCGCCTTACTCAAGTGCGCACGAGTACTACGAACGCACCTACACAACAAACAAAGAAACTTTAAAATAAATTGGGATGGATGCAATAAAGGAATATATAGAAAAACATAGAATAGGATTTCCAACATTTGAAAAATTATTCAATCTTAAAAAAGACGAATTACTAAAAGTATTAAAAGATATTTGTATTGAAAGAAAATACGACGATATTTTAGAAGATAGTAGCACTGTTTATAAATACATTGAAAACGATTTACCTACTAAAATTCGTATTTGTTCATGGAGCAGTATCGAAATAACACCTACAGGAATTTATTATAAACCAGAACATGGAAACGGACACGATATAGCTTTATTTAATAAGTTTTTCGTGTTGGATATTTAAAACCCACTAACGCCAATAGGCATAAAATTTAGGATTATGAAAAATAATAGCGGATTATCGGTAATATTTACCAGTCAAGAACAATATTACAAATTAGTAGACTTCTTAGGAAAAGAGAATGTTTATTTAGAATATCATTCAAATATGACGTTAAAAGAAACTGCAATAGTGATTTTTTCAAAAAAGAAAACAGGATTGTCATTAGGAAGTGTTGGAAGTTCTGATTATCACATATCACACGAATTAAGAGTAGTTTATTTTGAAGAATATTTTAAATAACAATTGAAAAATCTAACAACACCCGCCTATCTTTACAAATAATTAAGGCTAGTGAAAATTAGGCTGATTAAATAAAAAGTATTATATTTGCAGTGTATTGAAGTGAGACGCGATACATACATCACGAAAATATTATAAAGGTTCCATTAGGAAGGCACGTCTCACATTACTGCCGACTTAATGGAATTTTACTTTTATAATATGTTATGAAAAAAACTTTATACCCTTACCAGAAAGAACTTTTAGACGAAATAATTTATAAACTTGATACGGTTGAAAGCTTATGCGTGCAACTTAGCACCGGTGGAGGTAAGACTGTTATTTTTACTGAGCTTGTTGATTTTTTAGACGCTAAAACATTAATATTAGTCGATAGTGAAGATTTAGTAAGACAAACCGTTAAAACATTTTCAAAGCAGGGCATTGACGTTGGATGTGTTTTAGCCGGTAATATAAAAATACCTGAAAATAAAGTGATTGTTGCAATGATAAAATCGCTTTGGAACAGACGTTCAAAACTCCCATTGTTTAAATATTGCATAATTGACGAGTGCCATATTTGGGAGTTCAATAAAATATTCGCTTATTTGCCAGGATGCAAGAGAATTGGATTTACAGCTACACCAGTAAGATTAGCGCGTCATAAAGTAGACGATTTACATACTGAAGTTGAAGTTATGTGTGATTGGTATGAAGATATAGTTTGTGGAAAACCTATTTCATGGTTAATGGAAAACGGTTATTTAATCAGGCAAAAAGATGAATATATTGATTTTGATAGTTCCGGATTAAAAACGGATGCTTCAGGCGAATTTACTGCAGCATCTTTGAAAAAAGTATTTCAATCTGAAAGTTATACTAAATCATTACGCAAAACTTTTGATAAATTATGTGATGGTAAAAAGACAATGATTTTTACCTCTGCAATTGAAACTAATCGATTGTACGCAGAATTATTTTCAGATAAGAACATTAAAACATACGACAGCAAAACAGATGGAGAAAAAAGAAAAGATGTTGTACAATGGTTTGAAAACACACCGGATGCTGTTTTAATAAATACAGGATGTTTTACAAAAGGTTTTGATGTTTGTGATGTAGAAGTTATTTTAATGGCAAGGGCAACTAAAAGCCTTTCTTTATGGATTCAGATAGCCGGACGCGGGGCGCGTAAAACTTCAAAAATAGAAAAACCTTATTTCTTGTTGATTGATGGTGGAAATAATAATGAAGAACACGGAATATTTTCTTTCGATCGGGATTGGCGAAAGATATTCTTTGACAGGCAACGCAAAAGTTTTTTAAATGAAGAAATAGATTGCGACGAATGCGGTTTTAGATACCCTAAAAGAGACAAAAGCTGCCCAAATTGCGGAGCGATTCCAGAAATAGAAGAATTTGACGAAGATGAAGATGATAAACCGGTAAAAGAATTTAAAATTAAAGGTCAAAAATCGGCTCCGGTAATTCCAACTTTAGATATAAATTTTCATATTGAAAAAGGACATACTAAGTTTGAAACATTTAAGATACTAAAACAAAAATGGGTTACTTTTTTATGTAAATTTGATATCACTTTGCAAAACTTTGAATATCACGAACGCAAAGGATCATTCAAAGACCGATTTACTAAATATCTAAGACCTTTATATTTACAAATTTTGCGCTCTATTTTAAAAGATAGCAAGCATGTTAAATTCGACTCTTATACTGAAAAAATAATCACTGAGACTAAAAAGAAAAAATATGAAATTTAGCTTTTACCAAAACATTAAAGACACCAATAAAACAGATATTTCACTTGATGAATATATTGATCTTATTAAGAATGGAAAGTATCAGGATGTAGTTTTAACAGCGCGAGCAATAAAAAAAGAACCGGCACGATACAAAGAGCTTAAAAACATGATGCCGGCAATAACCGGATCTGCTGTAATGAATCAGGGTTCAAAAGTAGAAAGTAATATATTAGAATTGAACGGATTAATTGTAATTGATATTGATGATGATGTAGATTTAAAATTACTCAATAAAATAAATGAAGATAAATATACATTCGTTTCTCACCGTTCTTTTGGCGGTGAAGGATTATGTATTTTTGTTAAAATTAATCCTAATAAGTTCTTAGAATCGTTTAATGAATTAGGGCAATACTATTGGGATAATTTTAATATAATGATTGACCAATCATGTAAAAACAAAAACCGTTTACGCTATCTTTCTTTTGATCCTTACATTTTCCATAATGAAAAAGCAAATAAGTTTATTGCTAAATCAAAGTTAGCCAAAACTAAAAAACAGGAATTTGTTTTTGTACAGGATGATTTCGGGGAAATAGTAGAAAAATTAAAATCAATAGACATTTGCCAAGATGATTATAAAAGATATTGCGATATTGGTTTTGCTATCGGTTCTAAGTTTGGAGAATCAGGATTAAATTATTTTAAAGCTATTTGCCAAAATGGGTCTAAGTATAATGAAAAGGATATTGAAAAACATTATAAAAACTTTTGCCGACCTGGACAAATAACAATTGGTACTTTTTATCATTACGTAAAAGAAGAAGGTATCGAGGTTTATTCAAACCTTACCAAGAAAGTTATTTCGACGGTTGCGCTTCAAAAAACACAGGGAACACCAACAGTAGAAAGTGTAAAAAGACATGTTACAGAAGTTTTAAAATTAGAAGCTCCGGCAGATGAATTAATACAAAGCTTAATTGATTCGAAAACTGATTTTTCAGTAGAAAGCGAAGACAGCGAAGTAAGCCAATTGAAGAATTTTATATTAGATAATTATGATCCAACTCGTGACTATATCACAAATGAAATATTTATAAGTGGTAAAGTTTTAGATGATATAAAATTAAATTCTATTTATTTTTCTGCAAAAAACTGTTTGGATTTTAATGTAAATAAATCAGATGTACGCGATATGATTAATTCTGAAGCTACACCGGTTATTAATCCTTTAAACGATTTTTTTAGTAATAAAGAATTTGAGACAGGGAACATTGATAAATATGTAGACTGCATAAAACCTAATAGCGATTATAACCGTTGGGCGTTTAAAAAATGGCTTGTAGGATCTGTTCATAATTGGATTAGTCCAATACATGAAACAAAAGTCTCTCCACTTACTTTAGTACTTTGTGGTCAAAAACAGGGAACCGGAAAAACCTCTTTTTTTCGTAACCTTCTGCCAAAAGAACTAAGAAAGTATTTAATTGAGCACAGAATAGACGCAAAAGATAAAGACAGTATTTACAACTTGGTAAAGGGGTTGATTGTTTTAGATGATGAATTTGGAGGACTAGCAACAAAAGACGTGAAAGATTTTAAAAAGATAGCTGATGCAAATTTAATAGATATAAGATTGCCTTACTCTGCCTTTTATTCAAAAATGAAACGTAAGGCATCATTAGCCGGAACGAGTAATGAGAGTGATGTTTTAAAAGATGTTACCGGAAATAGAAGAATTTTACCTATAAACGTAGAATCGATAGATTATGATTCTATGATTAAAATAAGTACAGATGATCTTTGGAGAGAAGTTTTTAATATGTGGCGAAACGATTTTGATTGGAAAATTTACAATAGCGAAGATGTTGATTTCTTAAACGAAAACACCGGATCAAATATTGAAATTATGCCCGTTGAAGAAATGTTTTTTAATATTTATTCTATAGAGCCGGAAGATAAAAAAACGGAAGAACGAATATTAAATCAGGGTCAAATTTTGCAATACCTAAATGTTATTCATTCCGTAAATATTACAAAGTACGATGTGAAAGATATTTTTACAAAAAACAAAATTACTTATAAATCATACAAGAGAGCAGGAAAAGTTATTTTTGGAGTTCGTTTATTTGCAGAACCTATTTTTGTGCAAACGCCTCAAAATGAACAAGATGTGCCTTTTTGAGGTAATAAAGTAATAAAAAGGTAATAAAAAAACATTACCTCCTAATACCAATAATCGCTAGGCTTAAGCTAAAAGGTAAGAAGGTAAGGTAAATTTATTATAAACTTTTAAATATACATTTCATTTTACATAAATATACATAATAATGAATTTTAATTATTTTCTATATCTCTCCAAAAATAAAATTATTACCCTTAAAAACCTTACCTTATGACAGAAGATCAATTACAACAACAAATTTACACATGGTACAACAATACATTTTGTTTGAAAAACCATAATCCAAGACACGTTATTTTTAGCGTACCAAATGGAGGATCACGGAACGTTATAGAAGCAAAAAAAATGAAAGATACCGGTTTGCTTCCTGGTGTTTCCGACCTCATAATTTTACAACCAAACAAAACATTGTTCATAGAGCTGAAGATTGAAAAAGGAATACAAAGCGAAGTTCAGAAAGATTTTGAACAACGTGTAAAACTTTTAGGATTTGAATATCACTTAATACGATCACTAAATGAATTTCAAAACATTTTAATCAAAAAACAACCGACAGTTTAGATTGTCAGGATTCGACGAAACACACGCAACAATATTTTGGTTGGACACAAATAAATTCGAATCCTTCCCTTACCCAAAAATTGAGCCTTATTTGAAAACTAAAAATAAATAGAGAAATTATGAACGAAGCGAAAATATCATTAATAGAAACACATCAATCACTAAAAGATAGTTTAGATGTAACAGTAAAAATCGATTGGAGGCAAGTTTTAAAAATCACAGTTGAAGATTTAATAAAAAAGTACAGATCATGTGTTGAAAGAAAAAGCGATCATCAACACGCCTTTAAAGAAGTTTTACTTTATTATTTAGGAGATAAAGATTTTGAAAAATACGTAACAAATTTTCATCCTATAGACTAACCAACCTTATTTTAAATAACATTAAAAAAATAAATTATGACACCGGAAGATGTAATACAAAAAACATGCAAGATTTGTGGTGAACAAAAATTACTTAAAGACTTCAAGACAGCTAAATCTTGCAAATTAGGAAAGTCCAATGTTTGTACTAAATGCGACAATATAAAAGGAAAAAAATACAGGTTAAAATATGCTCAAAATAATCCTGATAAGATAAAAGCTATTTCGTTAAAATGGATAGAACAGAATAGAGAAGCAGAAATAAAACGAGTTAAAGAATATAACGATAAGAAGAACAATACTAACCCCTAAAACAGCTATTAACTATTAACGGAATTGGAATAACCTAAATAAATAAAAAATATGAAAACAGCAGTAAAAACAACAATTAAGAGTTACGAGAACTTAACCGTAAAAGAAAGTGTACAGCACATTTACGATGAATTGCAAACAAAACATGCATTCATGTTGCTTACACTTGTGGCACACAACGGAAGCGAAACACCTATTGGCATTAAAAAGACTTCAATTAAGCTATTTAAACAACTTTAGAGAGATGAATTTAATAGAAAGAATAAAAGAGCTGCGCCTTGAAATAAAGGCGCTTAAATACGAAAGAAACGGTATTCAAAAACAAATCGACCAGAAAGAAGATGTTTTGGAAGAACTCGAAAAGTTAACGGTTAATCAACTTGATATGTTTCCGGAATCATGAAATACTGTAAATGCCGTAATCCGGAGCTAATGAAAACCAGATGCAGAAAATGTAATTTAGAAATTAATACAATTGTTCACAAATTCTTTTCGGACTTGGAAGCAAAGAAAAATAAATTATATGCATCTGGTAAACTCATTGAAGCAAGAGCAGTACAGGCTGAATTGGATTTCCTGTACTACGGAATCAAAACGGTTTACGCTGAAAGGGGGAAATAAAATTAAAAAGTACTTGTTTATTTAAAAAGTATTCTTATATTTGTCAAATAATTAACCAAGTAAAAATATTTATTATGAAAAAATCAGAGTTAACATTTATGGAAGGTTTCACATGCGGAAAAGCGCAAGAATCAAAAAAAAGAGGCGATATTCAAATGGCTTTTGACTGGGATAAAGCAGCCGAAATAATAAAAGAAAGATTAAAAACAAATCCTGATCTAGTTGCTGAAGCAGGACTGCAAGGTGACTGGAGTTATACAGGAGGTATTATTTTTGAAGAAGGTAAACCAACAAATGAAAACTACACCTACCTATCTTCTAATTGGGCAAAGCCTACTTTAGAAATAGATGGGGAAGATATTGAATGTTGGATTGAAGAAAACGAAAGATTTGATTACGACACAAAATGGGATGATGTGTCTTTGGGTATTTTAGGAATTGCATTAAACGACTAAAAAATGGGAAGAAATAAAAAAGAAACTAAACCGTTTCCTGTTCGAGCTTATAAAGAAACAATAGCCGAAATAAGAAAACAAGCCGTGTTAATTAACCAAAAGCACGAGGATAATAATAAACCTAAAAATTAAAATTATGTACACAGAAGCGTTTTTATTCGTTGGAAATTTACTTCAAAACGGATTGATTGAAAAAATTAAATTTGGTAAGACTGAATTTAAAGTTAGGTTCAAAGGAGATAAAAGATTTGTTCCTTATGAATATACAAAGGAAGATATTATTACTCTTTTGGAAGACTTAGAAAATCACGAAAAAAGAAAGTAAACCAAATACAAGCGAGTGTAAAAGCCCGCTATTTAAAACCAATAAAACAAAAGTAAGATGAAAACAACAGAAAGCAAAACAATCTACGTGACTGATTCTTTCAGGACGTTAGAAATTAAAAACGCTGAAAACGTTTATTTCTTTCAAGGACTTTATAATATAACAACTAAACCGTGACAAACCTAACCACCGAGCAACTATACATGTTTATTGCGTGTTGTTGTATAGCAGGATTCATATTTGGAGTGTTTGTATGTTACATGATTGATAAAAACCAAAACAAATGAAAGCAACATCATTGATTCAAGCTGTAAGCCAAATAAAAGGTGAAAAGGTATCAGAAGACCAAGCGAAAGAGTTTGCGTCTAAAAACTACCTAGAATTGCATTTATTCATAATTCACAACGAAAGGTGTGAACAACTTAAAAAGGAAATTACACGTAAGAGAGCAACTAACAATTATCTCAAAACGTTTGGCAACAGAATAAACGGACTTAAAAACTAACACCATGAAAAAAGAAACTATAACTAATGGAATTGTATTGCTGATTGTAGCAATCTGCATCGGAGTAACAATATATTCTTTAGCAACTGGTAAATCAGTTTGGATATGGTAGCCTTGGCATCAATGGTCGACTTTGTCTCGAAAGTTATCCTTAGAAATGTTTATTCCTTGTAAGTTAGTTAATGGTGTTTGGGTTGTTTTGGAAGAGCCAAAAGGATGGAAAAATTGGCAAGATGTTTATATAGCTAATAACACAGATGGCAAAACAAAAGATAGATATACAAGCCAATTAGCTTCAAGTAGTAAATGCACAGAATATCAGTACGCAAAACACAGGGTTTTATTCGAGGGAATAGAATACGTAGAAGCCAAACATGAAAGCTCATATTCTATTGTAAGGATTTGTAAATCATTATCTACTATAAATTATCCTAGTTTTTGGAAAGGCGTTACTGTAGAAAAGCTGATACCTTATAATTTAACCTTAACAGATTCGACAAAGCTTCAAATAGGAATTTAATCAAACAAACTGTAATTATGGAATTAGAAAAAAGAATATCAGAACTTTTAGAAAAAGGATTAGAAATAAATTTTCGTAAATCTGGGGATGAAAATATTAGACTACGAATGACTTATAATAGTTTTTCAACTGATATTGTAATAAATAAAAATGCTAACTATTTTGACGCTCTAAAGGCTTTAGAAATGAGATGCGATCCAAGTTTAGATGATTTTTTAAGTAAATACATAGAGATAAAACCATGAAAAGAAGAGAAGGATATAAGCATAAATCACATTTAGGTAAATATGGTCATAAAATAACAGTTTGTTGCCCGTTAAAAAAATGTAATTATACATCAAGAGTCATGTTTATTGAAAGTAATATGAGCAACAAACTTTCAAATCATTCTACTTTATGTCCAAAACATAGATTGGTTCTTATAAGCAAATATGTTAAAGAAAAAAGCAACAACAATTTAACCAAGTAAAAAACAATGTTATGAAAAAAGAATATAAAAAAGGAGATTCAATTATAATGAATTTTCATTGTGCAGGAGTTATAAGTCAAGAAGATTTAAAAGTGGTGAAGTTTGAAAATGATGTTATTTATACTAACGAAACTTTCGATAGTGAAACAGGCGAAGAAAATCGTAAATTTTGTGCCAAAACAGGTAAATGCTTAAATGACAGCAATTATTTTGGAGCAAAGAGGACTATTTATGTTTAACCAAGTAAATTATTAGGGATGGAAAGCGAATTTATAAAAGAAGCTAAAAACTTCAAAAGACAAATGAAATGGTGTTCGATAATGTGTTGGATAACAACATTTATTTTATCATACAAAGCATTAAATCAAATAGGGGATTGGTGTATTGTGATAATTGCAGGTATAGTTTTTACAATTATTTATTTTAAAATGCGTAAACAAATAAAAAACTACGAACAACAAAACCTAAATACGAATTACAAATAAAGTAGATTATGAAAGAAGAAAATTACGATAGCAAAGCAGACACGTTACTACACATAAAAAGGGTATCTGAACTGTTAACACAAGGAGCTATTGAATTAATTAATCGTGCTAATGTTCACGATAATTCAAAATTATTAAGTCCTGAAAAAGAGCTGTTCGATGAACTAACTCCTAAACTAAAACATTGCACTTACGGAAGCGATGAATATAAAGGGTATTTAAAAGAATTAAAAGTTGCATTAGATAGTCACTATGTTAAAAACTCACATCATCCTGAACACTATGAAAACGGAGTAAATGGTTTTGACTTATTCGATTTAATAGAAATGTTTTTCGATTGGAAAGCAGCAGGAGAAAGGCACGCTGACGGAAATATTTATAAATCAATTGAAATAAATAAAGACAGATTTAAATTATCTGATCAGATAGTTGATATATTTAATAACACGGCTAATCGACTATGATATTAATTTTTAACACCCAAAACACGTTTAGTTACGTGTTTTTTGCTTTTTACGATTGGAATGTGTAATTTTGGGGCATGGCATACGATATAGAAAATACTTTTAAACAGATACTTTTGTCGATTGAAGAAGGAAATTCTTTGCGTTCTACTTTAAAGCGTGAAGGTATGCCAACAAGTACAACGTTCTATGAATGGGTAGATAACGACAAAGAAAAAGCTTTACATTACGCGCGCGCGTGTGAAAAACGAGCCGACGCAATATTTGAGGAGATATTCGATATTGCTGACGATGCAAGTAATGATTTTACGTTAGCTGATTTAGGAGACGGTATTCAAGTGGAAAAATTTAATTCTGAACATGTGCAGAGAAGTAGGCTTCGTGTTGATGCTCGTAAATGGGCGTTAAGTAAAATGAATCCTAAAAAGTACGGCGATAAATTAGACATGACTACCGGAGGCGATAAAATACAAAGCTCAGCTCCAAACATTAAAGTTACCATTGTAAAACCACTAGAAGAAGATGAATGATGATATTGAATTTTTATCGACTAAAGTCTTTGCCGATACATGGGAAGCTTCTCAAAGCGGAAAATATAAACTTATAGAGCAAAAAGGAAGTTCTAGAAGTTCTAAAACTTGGAGTGATTTCCAAGTTTTGTTTTTAGACTTATACGAAAATCCAATGACAACGTGTACAATTCTTAGAGATACACAAAAAAGCTGTCGTGAAATTATAGAGGTTGATTTTGTAAAATGGCTTTCCGATCCAATGGGAAGAAAAAAAGAATTAGCCGATAAAAAAATAACCATCCAGGAGTTTGACCGATTAATTAAAAAAGAATCATTACTTAAATACTTCTTAAGAAATAAAACAAACCATACTTGGACTTTTCTGCACAACAACTCATTTATTCGTTTTACGGGACTAGACGATGAAGATGATGCGATGGGAATGACTCAGGATATTTGCTGGATTAATGAGCCTTACAAGTTCTCGCATGAGGTTTATAAGCAACTTTCCCAAAGGACATCAAAATACATTATATTCGATTGGAACCCGAAACAAAACCATTGGATTGATATTGAGCGTAAGAAAGACAACACTATTACGCTTCATTCTACATTCAAAGACAATCCGTTTTGCCCAAAAGAAAGTAGGATTCAAATATTATCTTATCAGCCTATAGAAGAAGCCGAAGTAGTAAAAACGGGATTAATTAAAAAAGAATTGGCTTTAATTTATTCAATAGAAGAAAACGCCCTTAAATTCACGCCAAGGCAATTAAAAGAATTAGAGCGCTGTCAATACAACGAAAAAACAGAAAGCGCGAGTTTATATCATTGGATGGTGTTTGGAATGGGCGAGAAGTCGGAAAAACCAAATAGAATATTCAAAGGATGGAAAACGCTTAAAGAAAAAGAATTTTACGAATTACCATATCAAAGTTATTACGCAACTGATTTTGGTTTATCGGCACCAACCGCTAATTTAGAGTTTAAATTTGACGGGGATAAAACATTTTTCTTTCACCAAAGGCTTTACAAGCCAATGAATATAATGGAAGGTTCTTTGTCTGATGAATTCAAATCATTGAACACGGTAAAGAGTAAAGAGAATATTTGCGATTCTGGGAACGAATTAAACAAAGAAGAGACGCGAAAGCTCCGTAATTCAGAATATAACGTCATTAGCGCAATAAAGGGAGCCGGATCTATAAACTCAGGAATAGAGACTTTACAGAAATGTAATATTTATTATACTGATTGCTCAACTGATTTAGAAAACGAATACGAGGACTATTCATGGAAGATTTACCAAGGCTTTCAAATGGACGTACCTGAAGATAATCAAAACGATCACTTACTCGATTGTTGTCGTATGGGGGTAAGTTGGTATGTAAAAACAAGAAGATTGTCGATATAAAGATTTTTTCATTATATTTGCTTTAATATTGTATAAAACTATGGGATCATTTAATTTTCTTGGTAGACGTTATTCGGTTGAAAGAGACCGCAACGGAGTATTTACCTATACTTTTATGCGAAATGATGGTTTTCAGCCTAATAAAAACTACCTTGAATGGTCATTGGAAAATCCTGTATTATTGGCTATTTTAGCTTTGAGGTGCTCTGTTTATTCTCAAATGAAAATCATTCATGTTAATTCAAACGGCGAAGAAGTTAAGAATAGTCCATACGTAAAGCTATTAAAACAGCCTAACTATTTCCAAAGCCAAGAAGACTTTTTGTTTCAGGAAATGTGGTTTAAATCAGTTGACGGAACGTGCCTAACATATCAGGTAAAAGCTTTGAATGAGGTAAAAGCATTATACAACCTTATTCCTCAGAGTACTGATTACATTAAAACCAATAAATTAAAAAAGTTTATTACTACAAAAGCAGACTTTAAAGCATTTGGTGAACAAACAATAAAATACACTTTAGACGGTCAGGAATATAATTTTAAGATAGATGATTTAATCGCTTCTTACGATCTCGCAAATGGCTTAACGTGTGATTCTTTTATGCGTTCCCCAAGCAGAATCAAAGGGATTGAAAAGGTACTTTGCAATATTGACGAGAATACCAAAGCAAAAAATGTAAATCTTAAAATGTCTCAGAAGTATCTTGTTGGGAATAAATCAACAGGGAATGAGGCTCAAATACAAGACGGGGATAGAAAAGATATTTTCGATAAAATCAGCCGTAAAGACGTTTTGATTACAAACGCCAATGTAAATGCAACACATTTGGTTTCTGATATGAAACGATTGTATTTAGACGAACAATTTAGTTCAGACGCATTAACTTGTGTTTTAGCGTTCGGAATGAGCAGGGACGTTTTAAATTACTTTGCTAACGGTGCAAGCACTTACGACAATGAAGAAAAGGCAATGCAAAACTATATTCAAAACATGGTTCAGCCTGATGCAGATAAAAGAATGAACTCTTTTAATGCTCAATGGGGGTTGATTGATAAAGGAGAAAAATTAATCGCTTCTTATGCTCATTTACCTGTAATGTCTGGTATTATAAATGAAAAGATTGCAACTCTTAAAGCTATGCAGGAGACAATTAAGATAGGTGCTGAAAACGGTACAATATCGCCTGCAGAAGCTAAAAAAATGACTGATTCATTAATCTTAACTTTTAACTTATGAGTACTAAATTAAGTAATAACGAGATTCAAAAGCAACTAAGTAAAGAAGCTATTGAGAAATTGAAAAAGGATAAACAAAAGCAATTTGATAAAGTAGTTAAGAAATGATAGTAGTAAAAGAATTTCCGGATAAAGAATTTGCTTCAAAAGAAGAATTATTCAAAGCGTTAAGAGAGAACAAATCTATTCTTATTGCTCAAAAGAAAATGATTACTAAAGAATCTGATTCTACTATTCATTATGTTGAGATTGAAAAACCAGAGAAAGATGAATCTAACAAAGAAGAAGGCGTTACGGTTCCTGATGTAAATAAATTAAAGGCTAAATTAGCAATCAATACGACTAACTTAATGGATAGTCATTCAGATGTTCATTTTGACGGTACATGGAATAAATCAGCAAAGGAGCAGAAAAATGTTTTACTTTTGCAAGAGCATCAAATGAAATTCGGTGCTATTATTTCTGATAACGTAGTTGTTTCTGTTAAAAAAATGACATGGAAATCATTAGGTTTTGATTTTGAAGGAAGTACAGAGGTTTTAGTTTTTGATACCGAGATTGATAAAAGCCGAAACGAATTTATGTTTGACCAATATAACAAGGGATATGTAAAAGAACATTCTGTTGGAATGCGATATGTAAAACTTGATTTAGCTATTAATTCAGAATCTAAATGGGACGAAGAAGAAAAAGCTGTTTGGGATAAATACATTGACAAGATTGTAAACAAAGAAGTTGCCGAAAACCAGGGTTATTTTTGGGCGGTAACTGAAGCAAAGATAGTAGAAGGTAGTGCGGTTGTAAAAGGATCGAACTACGCTACACCAGTAATAAGCATACAAGCCGAGAAATCACTTGAAGATAATAAAGAAGAGCCGACAATCGAAGTCACTCAGACGAAACGTAAAAGAAATATTTAATTAAATTTAAACACAAATGAAATTTACTTACAAAAGTCAAGCAGAAATTGACAAAATGAGTGATTCTGAGGCAGACACTTACAAAGAAGCTCAAAGAGAATTTGAGCAAAAACAGCATCAAGATTCTATTGATAAAGCTATTTCAGAAACAAAGGCAGAAATGCAGGTTATCATTGATAAAGCCAAAGAAGATATTACTGAACTTGCATTGCAAGTGAAAGAAATTGAAGCTAAAGGCGGTCAATCTTCTTTAGAAAGCGAACTGTCAAAAGAGCTTAAAGAGAAAAGAGAAGAAATCAAGAACATTGCGAAAGGAGCAAAAGAAGAAATTACTGTTAAAGCTAACACTTTAAGAGCTTCTATCGCTACGAATCCACATGATTTATTAATTGATGGTATTGGACAATTACAACGCGTAAAACGTAGTTTGTACGACATTTTCCGTAAAATTCCGGTAGCAAAAGGCAATCACAATGGAACTATTGCGTATGTGGATTGGGATGAAGCTACAACTGTAAAAGCCGCCACTATGGTTGCTGAAGGCGCTGCGTTTCCTGAATCAACGGCAAAATTCAAAGGTTATACTTTGCAATTACAAAAGATTGGCGATACTTTACCTGTATCTGAAGAATTTTTCGAAGATGAAATGTTAGCAGCTGCGGAACTTGATATGTTCTTAGAAACTAACGTAAATGATGTTATTGACACGCAAATTGTAACAGGAGACGGAACAGGATCTAACTTGAAAGGGTTAACAGCAAGCGTTCCAGCTTACACTCCTGTAGCTTCTGGAATTACAGACGCAAACATTTACGATTTAGTTGCTAAAGTATCTGAATCTATTACTTCTGTTGGTGGGGCAAAATATAATCCTGATTTCGTAGCGATGAACATTGCAGACATCAACAAATTGAAGTTGAAAAAAGATACTACAAACAACTATGTGTTTAACTTTAACGATCCTAGAATCGGTTCTTTGAACATTATAGAAGATAACCACGTAACAGCAAATACGCTTTATCTTGGAGATTCTCGTTTTGCTAGAATCTATGAAATGGGCGGCGTTGTATTGTCTGAAGGTTACACAGGTTCTCAATTTACAAGTGATATGCTTACGCTTAAAGCTCGTAAAAGAATGGCTTTCTTAATTCGTACAGTAGATCAAACAGGCTTTAGAAAAGTAACTTCTATTTCTGCTGCGCTTGTAACTTTAGCAACATAATAATGAAAGGCGTTGTATTTACCGCCGATTTTGCTAATAAAGTGATAGGCGATAAGATTGTAGTAGATGGTATGTTAGCCAGACAACTGATAGACGAGGGAGTAGCTATTTTAGACCCCGACCAATCAGGAGCGGTTGCAAAAACCATATTAAGCAAGAAAAGAGCTAATAAATAATTTAAAGTTAAGTCCTAATGCAAATAGTAAATAAATCTTATTTTCAGAAAGAAAACTATCTTTTTATACCGTTATCGGTTGCTGATCCTTCTGGATCGGTTACGCCTGACAACGCAACAGGGATAGACAATTTATGTATTCAGATTGAAAGAGATATTTTGCTAAATGCATTAGGATTGACGCTTTATAACGAGCTTTATTCGCTTGACGAAAATACAATTGAGTTACCAGAAAACGAACGTTGGAAAAAACTTGTACAGGGTGATGAATATGACGAAAAGATTTGGCTTGGTTTAGACAACGATTACTCATTAATTGCGTATCGTGTATTTGAACGATTTAATATTGAAACGGCTATTCGTTTATCTGCTACGGGGGCAAAACAAGTACAAGGCGAAAACGCTATACAGCAAACGCCAAAATACTTAATTTCGACGGCTAACCAACGATTTATCAAACAATACCAAGGAGAGTATTTGCACGATCCTATTGTTATAGGAAATTTCGTTGATTGGTTTGGTTGTGGCGAAGAAATAGAGAAAAGTTTGTACGGTTATTTAGTTGACAAAACGGCTGATTTTCCAGAATGGAAGCAGGATAATTTTAGGGTTTACGAAACTCAAAACAGTATGGGATTATGATTTCATTTGAAGAGAAAATTCGTGAATTAGTAAAACAAATGCCGGCTTTCGTAGATGGAAATGGCAATTTTCCGATTCGTTACGATTGGGGAACTATTGACGTTTTGAATAAGTTCTTATTGTTAAAAGAAAATGTTTCCAAATATCCTTTGATTTGGCTTGTAACAGGGTCAAGAACACAGGACAGAATACGAAACACAGTATCAAGTAGAGCGCGTTTTATTATCGCAACACGATCTAATAAAGTTGATGAATTTAACGAGTTTCAGTATCAAACAGATTATGTAAAAATATTGATTCCAACTTATGAGAATTTAATCAAAGCATTGGATAGTAGCTCAATAAGTACGGTTATAGGAAACGAACACGATTGCGAAATTGTGCCTAATTTTTCATTTAACAACAAAGACGGTTTAATTACTATTTGGAACGCATTATCGGTAGATATTGAAGTTAAAATAGAGGGTAATAAATGCTTAAACACCATTAAATTTTAATTAAAATGGCAGAAGATAAAAAAGATAAAGAAGTCGTTGAAACGGCAAAAGCCGAAGAAGTAAGCGCATTCAAGGTTAAAGCTCCATTTACATTGGACAAACCTTTGATTCCTGGTAATGTTATTTATTTGCCTAAAGGAAAACTAAGAGATACATTAATTTCTAATAAATTAATCAAATGAGTTTATTAACACAGGTAAATAAAATTGACTGCGGTGCTAAAGGCACTATTGGAGCAGGACTTGCCGGATGTCGCATTGATTGGGAGCGTACAGTTCTTATTGGGCACATAAAGCAAAGAGGTTATAAGTTTACAGAAGAGATTTCGCTTGAATACATTCGAGAATTAGAACAAGCCGGAATTGTAGACATTCTACAGGGTGTGGTTTCTTTTGTAGATCAAACAGCCGACGACACTATCATTACGCGTGATGGTTCAGGATTAAAAAGAGTAGCGGGTAAAATGCCGTATGAAAAAGTAGCAACGTTTGACAACGGTGTTAATTTTCAAAAAGCAATTACATCACTATCTTCTTATAATTCTTGCGATTTATTCTTTATGGACGTAAACAACAATATTTGGTTTACATCTACTAAAGACGGAGAATTTAAAGGATTTACTGCGGGTATGTTTGAAGCAGGTAAATACTTGAATGGAGACGGAACAAATGCAGCAAGTCAAACAATTACATTCCAATTAGTAAACCGCTACGAAATTGATTCTCAATTAAGCTGGGTAACTAGCGATAATTTAGATTTTTCTTCTGAAGATTTGCAAGGGGTGAATGAAGTATTGATTAGTATTGCTCCAATTGTTGCGGCATCTACAACAATCGTAGTTGATGCGTATTTGTTGGATGGTACGCATTCAGTTGACGGACTTTTAACTACTGATTGGGAACTAACACGAAACGGCGTTGTTTTAGCGCAAACAGTAGTACAGAGTTCAACAACTAAAAAATACACGTTTACAGTTACAGCGAATACCGCTGCGGATGTTGTTACAGCAAGAATTAAAAACATTGTTTTAACACCTCTTGGAACGCTTTACAAATCAAACACAGCAACTGCGGTTGTAGTATAATATTGGTTAGGGTTGTTATTTTGAAAAGGCTTTGCGTAATGTAAAGCCTTTTTTTCGTAATTTTGAATAATGTCAACAATTCAGGATAAAATAAAAGCTTGTGATTACGTGATAGCGAATATGTTATCGGAGCAAGCACGTATTATAAAACGAAACGAAGATAAAATAATAAACCTGAATAAGAACCAATTTACAGACGGTTACGGAAGTAATGATAAGGATTTATTTAATACACAACGCCAATACGATGGTATTTATAATCAGGGTTATAAAAAGCAAGGATTATATGATTTTTACGAAACAGGAGCTTTTATAAGAGGAATGTATGTTTATATTGAGCCTAACAATACATCTATATTAATTGACAGCACGGGAAAAGGATCTGGCGAAAAATCACTTTTCTTTGCAGGATATACAAATTTATTCGGATTGGATTCACGAAACGAATATATTTTAAACTACGAAATAATACGTCCAGAATTGCTTGAATGGATAAAAAAGTACCTATGAAAAAAGTAACATCACTACCAAACCATTACGCAACTATCGACCATTTGACATTGTATAGATGGGATAAATACACGCAAACCAAAGATAATAATTGGTTTTTAGTGGATTATGATGGCAGACAGCCTAAAATTGAACACGCCGGATTAAATGCGGTAGAAGAATCTTTACAAGACCAATATTTTAAAGCTGTTGATGATAGAGTGTTTACGGTAAAGTTACAGAAATGGGCAAAAATGGATTGGCTACAGCGTAAATATGATACTGTTGACGCTTTATTATGGGTTATGTGGCAAGGATTCGGTAATGATGAAACTGAAATGAATCAGCGTTATTTGATTATTCAGCAGTTAAAATCTTGGGGTTTTAAGTTCCCGGAATTAAATCACGTAATTGACGATCGAGATTTAATCATTCAGTACAGAACATCTTTAGATGGTATTAAAACCCAAATAGGGATGTTATCTAATGAGTTAAAAGATGATGGTAAAAAAGAGCAATCAAATCTATTTAAACAGATTGCTATTGCTAAAATGGCACTCCCGGGTTACGGAGAAATGAACCCTAGAATTATGGTTGTCGCAGAATGGATTGAGATAGGCAAATTAGTACAAGAAAAAGCTAAAAAAAATTAGATTATGGCTGATGAAATTACAATAGGAACAAAAGCAATAAAAGAAGTTCAGGAATTACGTGCTGAACTTATTAAGCTTTCTCAGGATGCATTGAATGCAGGAAGAACATTATCTAGTATTTCAACACCCGGAGCATTAAATAAATCAGGGGGAGATAATGCAATTGCAAGCGCGCAACTTTCTGAGTTAAAAACAAAATATATTTCATTAAATGACGCTATAAATAAGCAATCGCAATATTTAAAAACGTTATCACAACAACAGGTTTCTATAACAAAAAATACGAATAACCAAACAAACGCCACTAGACAACAGGCGGTTTCTCAGCAAATATTAAGAGTCGAAACAGATAGAAATATCAGAGCAACTACAAATTTAGGCGGTGCATACGCAAAAGCATCTGCACAACTGCTCGTGTTGAAAAAGGAAGCTAAAGATGCTGCAATTGCTTATGGAGAAAACAGTAAAAAAGCACAAGAAGCAACTAAAGCCGCGTTAGATTTAGATGCAAGGATTAAATCAGTCGATAAATCAGTAGGAGACAGCCAAAGAAATGTTGGTAATTATTCAGGAGTATTAACAAAAGCGTTTTCAGGACTTAGACTGATTGCAAATATATTGCCGGGGATTGGTATTGCCGGAATTTTATCTTTTGCAGCCGAACCAATAATCGAATGGGTTTCTAACTTAATTAAAGGCTCAAAAGCTATTAATTCAATTGCCGAAAGTCAAAGACAATTAAACCAAATTAATGTTGAGGGTAAAAAAAATGCAGTAGAAGAAACTTTAAAGGTTCAGGCTCTTTTGGATATAGCAAAAGATACCACTTTAACTTATAAAGAACGTATGATTGCGGTTAAGGATTTGCAAAATACATATCCTGCTTATTTCGCTAATCTTTCTAAAGAACAAATATTAGCAGGAAATACAGCCGCAGCAGAAAAAAGTTTAACAGAGGCTATTTTGTCAAGAGCTAAAGCACAGGCGGCAACTGCTAAAATAACAGAAAATCAAAGTCAAGTTATTGATTTAGAAGAAGAAAAGTTAAAAATATCTAAACAATTAACACATGCTGAATTAGAGCTTGCAAGTGCTAAAAAACTAACAGGACAAGTTTCGGGTGGTACGGTTCCAGGAACATACGATCCTGAATTTATAGCTATTAATAAAGTAGCAAGTGCAAGAAGAAGTTTGCAATCAGTACAGGAGAAAATAAACGCATTAAATGAGGTAAATAACAGACTTAGTTCTTATGCTATTGAAAAACAAAAAGAATCTATTCTTTTAGATTACAAAGAAGAAAAAACAAAGAAAACAAAAGCAGAAAAGAAAGAAGATATAGAGTATTTTAATTCATTGATTAAAGCTAGAGGAACTTTAAACCAAGAAATTGACAAAGAAATAGACAGATTAACAACAGAAAGAATTGTAGGAGATAAAGAAGCGTTACCTGCAGTAAACTTTCAGTTAGAAATGCTTATTAAGCTTAGAAAGCAATTAAACGATTTGCCTGAGACTGATGTTAAAATAATAAACAACGTAAAAAAATCAACTGAAGCAATAAAAGAACTTTCAGAAGAAACAAAACGTTATTTAAAAACATTTATTGATGATTTTTCATCTAATGCAGGATTGAAAAATTTAATTGATTCGTTTGACATTAATGATGAAAATTCTTTGTTCAGTAAGATAAAAGACGGTTTAGCATTTACTAAAGAGAATTGGCAAGCTACTACGGTTGATATTGTAGAATCAGCGCAGGAAATGTATAATTTCATAAATAACGCTTCACAAGCCAATTTTGACGCGGAAAAAGAACGTTTACAGGCTCAGTACGATGTTGCAGTAGGATTTGCTAACGGAAACAAAGAAGCCGAAGAAAAATTAGCAAAAGATTTAGAGGCTAAAAAGAAAGATATCGCCAACAGGGAAGCAAAAGCAAAGAAACAACAAGCGATTTATAATATTGCCATTGATACAGCTCAGGCGGTTGTTGCTGCATTGCCTAACTTTGTGCTTGCTGGAATAGTAGCAGCGTTTGGACTTGCTCAGGCAGTAATTGTATCTAGTACTAAAGTGCCACAATATTGGATGGGCGGAACGCATGAAGGCGGTTTAATGATGGTTAATGATGGAGCAGGTGCAAATTTTAAAGAAACTATTGTTACGCCAGACGGTCAAATTCATAAACCACAAGGTAAAAACGTGCTTATGAACGCTCCGGCAGGAACACAGATTTTTACGCACGACCAATGGAATGATACATTAACCGATATGTTACGCGGAAACGGTATTAATCGATACAATCCAACACAAGCGCAAGGAATGACTAAAGAAGATTTTTACGATGTAATGAGCGAAACGTTAGGAGGGCAAATAATTGAGCGTTATAATTTAGACGCTAACGGGTTTTCTAAATACACTATTAAGCGAAACAATATTACACGAAGAATCCATAACAGAGCAAACGGAAAACGATAATGGGAGAAAAGTTTTATTTTATATTTGGCGAACAACCTAATACAAAGCGTTTTATTGACGAACCAATAGGTTACCGAGGCGTGCCATTTATTTTGCAACGTCAAGAGGACGGTATGGGTTTAGATGTTAGCTTGAACGGCGACGAAAACCGTTTTACATTATCAGACCAAAGAGATCATCAATTACCTGAAATGGTTTATTATCGTGATAGATACGGATTTGAAGCAAATGTAAAGTTTGGAATATTGTTTGAAAATGGAGAGGAATTAATCACGCAAATTGATTTTGAAACATCCACAACGGATGATTTTAGTTACTTTGAATTTACAACCATTACAGAAAGTAGTAAACAAACATTTAAGCGTCAGATTAAGACTAAGGTTGATATGTTTTCTTCGTTGGCAATTACGGGAGAATCCATTGAGCCGTTAGTTCCGGTAAATATGTTGCTTCAGGCTAAACCGAGTATTCAAACTTCTGAATGGGAGCAGGTGGATGATTACGAACGTAATTTATCTTCTGTTGGTAGTTCGCTTACGACTTGGTATCAGGTAAATCCGGTTATTAATTTAAAGCAATCAGAAATAAAAGATACTTATACTTTTTTTAATGATACTGTAAGTAAAAAGCCGGAGCCGTTTAATGATAGTGATTTTAAATTATTTTTAGCTCAATCGAATTTAAACAACGTAACGGTAAGTTTAAAGAACTTTAAAATACATTTCGATACTGATGTAGATAATGGAGGTAATGGGTTTGTAAACTTTAAAATACGTATTTACAAAGGTTTATCATGGGCAACGGCAACGCAATATATTTTATTGTCAGTATTCAAACAAGAAAACGAATCGTATGATTATGATGGAAGTTTTACACCTTTAAATATTGGTAGCGTCCAACGTGGTGAATCAGTATGGATGTTTTACGAATTTGAAGTAAGACAATCTACAAACGTTGTCATTGGTGCTACTCCACGTTTTGAGGTATTAACAAAAATCTTTAACGGTGGTAATGTTGTCGTTACGGGCGAATCCTCTGCCTATAACTCTATAGTTCCATCGTTTCGTTTAATCGATGTAATGAACCAAATTAGCAAATCAACTGCAGGACTTCCTATATTCGCCCCTCGTTACAATATTGGAGGCGAGTTTTACGATACTGTTTTAACGAACGGTAAAATGTTGGGCGGAAATATTACAGATCCGTTTTATGTTTCATGGGAAGATTTGTTTGCTTCGGTTAAAGGTGAAGGGAATTCAGGATATGAACTTAGTTTGAATGGCGATATTTTCGTAGGTACTGAAGATGATTTTTACACGGATGTTGAATGTGGTGTTTTTGAAGATATTCAGTTTGATAGTTTAGCAAAAGAAACAGATGCTAAAATGGCGTTGAATACTTTTAAACTGAGCTTCTCGAATTATCAATCTATGAAGGAAAACACGGAACCGGATTCCGGAAGCACAATTCATGGAGAAACAATTTTGACATTGCCGAATAAAGAAGTTGAAGGTTCGCTGGAGGTTAAAATACCTTGGATTCGGGACGCTATTTTACTGGATGTACAACAAAGATTATCTACAGTTGTAAGCAAAGACACAGCCACGAAAGACGATGATAAAATATTCGCAATTGATACTATTGCAACCGAAAACGACCAGCAGTTTACCGAAACCACCGAATTACAACACACGTACACGAATGCTTATTTATCATTAAAAAGCAACGGTAGCGTAAACTTTTTGGTGTTGGGTATTCGACCAGGAACAACTTTTCAAATATTATTACCCGATGGCAATTTTGGTTCTTACAATGTTTCTGAAGTGTTTAATACTGAGTTACGTTTAACGGGTGGCGGGAATCCGGCAAATGATGGCGTTAGATTGACTAAATACATTTACGAAATAAAAGTAGAAACCATTCCATTAACAAACAGAACAAACGAGGGTTTTGTATCTGTACTCAATTTAATATCTCCTGAAAAATACAGTAATTTACGTTACTCAGTTGAAAGAATTATTCGTAAACGATGGATTAAGTTTTTAGCGGGTTGTACGTTGTGGAAGCCGGAATCGGACATACAAAACACCTATTATAAAAACAATGGTAAATGTTATACTGATTATGATGGGCTGCAGATTACAGAAAAAGAAAACTTTTCACCTGATGTTGATCCTATTTATACATCAAATTGGTATGAGGGTATTACATTTGCAAATGTAGATTTTGAGGAATTTGTAGCTTTATGCAATCGTTTAAGACAGTTTCACGGGTATATTACAATGAAAGACATTAATAGACGCTTGTTAAAAATATATCCGGCTAAACTGAGCTATCAAAACGATACGCGTTCAATTGTAATGGATGGTAACGAGAAGTTTATTAAAGCTTATTTAACCATCACAAATGAGGACGGTAATATTGTTGTAAATGACGAAACAATTGTTACTGTGTTGAAATGGGATTTAATCGATAGAAAACTTGAATTGTTTGATTTGGAAAGACAAAGGCTCTATCAAGGCGTGTACTATTATAAAACGAGTATAAACGGTTCTGTTACTAATGATTTATCTGAATTTATCGACAGAATGAATTTAATAGGCGAAAAATTTGATTCAACATTAGCTTAATAAAATCATTTTAAAACCTACATACTAATTATGTAGGTTTTTTTATTTATATTTGCTAAACAATAATCAATATATCGTATAACACTGAGTACAGCCATATTTACATGGAAAGCAATGGCGGGATTCCATTAGTATTGATTGTTTTTAATCAACGTTGTGATAACAGGGATTTATGAGTTTAGTTTCGCCGGTAATAAATATTTTTAAGTCGCTAGACGAAGCTATGTACTTCAAAAATTCATGGCTCAACCAGGAATTTGATTTTTCCGGTGTTCAACTATTACCCAACAATCCAAACAAATACATTCAAGTTACCAACACAACAGGCGGTATAAATTTAGAAGATTGGACAGTTAAAGTATTTTCTTTGTGCGGGACTGAATTAGGCGATATTACCGAATCTTTCATGGTGGAATCATTAACCAATTCAGATAACGGAAACCCGCAATTTATTTGGAGTTTAACCAATATACCTCAGGACTTTGGATGGGGTTTAATTTACCTTGAAATAACTCAGGCACTAGGCGAAACTTTCTACACAAACCCGTTTAAAATAACGGAAATTGACGAAGAAAAAACAGCGTTTATCGCCTACAAATATAAAAAATCAGAACCATTTCAAACAATTCAGTTTACTACTTGGTTCCGTGAAAAAGGATTGCCACAAGAAATTACAACTTATTACCAAGAATCAGCTAAAAGTACGGTTTCATCCGCTATAAAGTACGATAATATAGAATGGTGGAGTACTGAAAACATGAGCCGTGATAATCTTATACAACTTAAAAAAATATTAGGACTGCCTTTTGTTTACGTTGATTCGGTTCGCGCAAACTATTACGAAGCACCGGAGTTGGCTTGGTCAAATAGCAGACAAAACTTCACTACAATGGATTATTATTTAGTTATGCATCCAAATGAAACTTATAATGAATCGGTTGTTAGTCAAGGCGATTTCGCAAGTTTTGATTGGCTAGTGGATGATTTTTACATTTATACATAAAATACTATGACAAGATCAGAATATCAAACATTAATAGATACGTTGGCAGATAACCAACCTAATACCGCTGCAACTGTTCGTAATATTTTAGGAGCTTTGGCAGATGGCGCAACTTTTACCGGAGAAATGAAAGCTATGGAAGTTGACACTTCTTACATTGCTGCTAATTTTGACGGATCCGGATTAGGAACTAATGAAATGGTAGGTTATGCAATTTGCAACGGTCAAAACGGAACAAGGGATTGGCGCGGAAGAACACCATTAGGATATGATTCTGTAAATTATCCAACATTAGGAGCTATTGGTGGGTCAAAAGATGCTGTTTTGGTTGCGCATACACATTCTGTTGCAACTTCTCCAAACGATGCACTTGGATACGTAACAGCTAAATCGTCATCGGCAACAGGAGGAACGCCAATTAATACAAGTTCAGCAGGAGAAAGTGGAGTAGGTAAAAACTTACCTCCATATCGAGTAACTTTATTTGTTCAAAAAATAATTTAAAATGGCAAATTCATTACTAATAACAAAATTATCTGATGATTCGTTTTCTTTCGTAGTTAACGGGGATACTGTAAATACAATTACAAATCTTCGTAACGATATGACTACGGTTGGTAATGAAGCTCATTTTAAAACGTCAAACGGAGCTAATTTAATTAAGCTTCAGCAAATATTGTACAATGAGGTTACAATTGTTGACGGCGCTACATTGCCTGTTGCTTCAAATCCATTAGATTTACGCGTAAAACTTAGATCAGTTGGTTTTTGGGATTGGCTTACAACGGGTGGTAGTGGAGTTGATAGATTCGACGAATTAGCCGATACTTTTGAGTATTTTGGAAATGATGGAATGGTGCCTATAGTTGACGAATCACAATTAAAATTGATTCCATTTCAATTACCTGACGTTACATACTTAAATTTATTTCCTTCGCCATTACAGCCGTTACAGTCAATAAGAGTAAACTCAGCGGGAACCGCTTATGAATTTTACCCAACTGTAAATATTGTAACACAGACAATAACTTCAGGGAATACAACAACTGCACCAAGTGAAGATGCTGTTTATCAAGCATTGACAACATTAGCAAGTTCAGTATCTCCAAGAATACCACCCAAAACAGAAAGATTTGGAGATGGAATAACAAACCTTTTCGATATAGGAACTACAGCATTAGCAACACTTATATTGTTAGAGGGAGCACCATTAATAGGCGATGACTGGGTACAAACAGGATCAAGCATTGCGTTCGGTTTTATACCGGAATCAGGAAAAAGAATTCAATTTATATAACATGAAAAAATACATTTTAATATTATTACTTACGGTTGCCGGATACGGGCAGACTTTGCAGAATCCAACTTTTGGAAATACAACTACCAACACGTTAAAAATTAAAACACCCTCAACGGTTACAAGCGTTAATTTTTTACCGGCTTTTGATGCGGATGGGATTACTGTTAGTAAAATTGACCCTGTTAATTTAATTGGACTAAATAACGTAGATGTTGTGTATGTAGAATCAAACGGGAACAATACAACGGCTCAGATTGGAAACAATAAAAAAGCCTTCTTAACAATAGACGCTGCTTTAGATGCTTTGCCGTCAACTGGCGGAATAGTAAAAATAGGTATAGGGTCGTTTTTAAGCCCTGTAAAGGCTAAAATAAAAAGCAATGTCGCTTTTATAGGTAGCGGAAAGCCTATAACGAACAGTATAATAACATATACATCAGTAGGAGTTAAACCAACAATAACAAGTCCTACAAAATTAGTAGGAGGTACCATATTACTGGGAATTTTCGACGGCTCGTTAAAAGACGGAATACAGTTGCACGATTTAGGAGTCGACAGCGGTTTAGACTACTGTAACGCCTACGCTGCAGGAGTAGCGCAGGAAGCTGTTTTTTTTGGGCAACTTTATAATTTAGCCGGAGGGCTACCTTCTCAGGACGGATTACATCAATTACAAAGTAATTCACCGCCAAGAACAGGTATTGTTATCAGTAATGTTTCAGCATTATGTAAAGGAGCAACAGACCCCGTACACGCAATGCTTGTAGAAAACACAATAAACGCTAAAGTATCAAACGTATCTACTTATTACGGAACTCACGGACTTGTAATAAAATCAATAGGTTGTACCGTTAACGGGTTGGACGCTCACGGGCACGCTTCAAACGGACTTATATTTAAGGCTAACGATTACGCTTACGGACAAGGAAATAGCGTTTCTAATTTTTATATTACATCTATCGGAACCAATGACGGGGGTGGGGTCAATTACGTTTCTGAGAACAGTACTACGTGCTTATTTAACAACCTGTCAAACGGTACTATTGAATATACTACATACGGTATAGCAAATACGGGTATAGTGCAAGGTAATAATATTTCGAATGTAGATATTTATAAAACTCAGGGTATAGGTATTGATTTAGATATTAATTTTTTATACTCAAACTTATCTAACATAGAACAAAGACAAGGCACGACGGGATTTAAAACATATCAGGACTTCACATCGACAAGACCAGATATTAACTTGGTAAACTGTAGGTCTTACGAAAATTCAAGTTTCGGCTTTGATATGTCCGCCTTAAATGCAAGCTCTATAAATCTATATAATTGTGTTTCAGATAACCCTAGTGGGTCTACTATTGTAGGTAATGTGTACGGTCAATTCAAAGAGAAAGGAATAGGTAGTCAAACAGGAACGTTGTTGTTTAACAATTCTACATCTACCGATTTTATAAGTTCTATCGATTCGAAGGGGAGTTTAAATAAATCGTTAACAAAAATAAGTAATACGGGGGCTATAGAAACACCAGAGAGCCTGGTCATAAAAGGCAGTTTGAAAGATTTAGTTTTTGATTCACCTAGCACTGCAAACACAGGAGGTTTGACCCATAAAGTGGCAGGCGTTAATCACTGGGTTTTATCAGAGGGTGCTGGCGATGGTTCTTCTAATTTTAATCTATACAATTATGGCGGAGCAGGCGGTGGAACTACTGGGATATCAGCGTCATTCAATAAACTAACCGGTTATTTTAGAGTATTAAATATGTCAGTAGCCAACATAGGCACCTACGCAAATGACGCAGCAGCGGACGCAGATGCCGGGCTTCCATCTGGGGGATTTTATAAAATAACAGGGAGCCGGACAATTTATCAAAAACCCTAATTAAACAATTAAATAAATATAGGAAATGATGCAGTTCAAAGAGTTTAATGTAAAATCAATTTTGGCGTTATTCATAATTGTTTTTGGAATGGTTGCAATGTGCTTTTTGCATTTAGAGCAAATGGTTTTAGGTGCTTTAATCGGTTTTATTGGACAACCAATGCAGTATTTTTTCGGATCTAGCAAAGGAAGCGAAGCGAAAGACAAAACAATATCTGACTTAAGTTCAAATGCTCAGGCTGACGCACCAGACGGAGATCCGATTCCAGGAAAAGGACCAAAAGGATAATGTTATGAAATTAGAATCAATTCCTTTATACGCTTTGCTAATGTTTACATCAATTTACATGATGTTTGCATCAGATACGCCTTTTTGGAACGGTTCTTTTTTTGTTTCTAATTACGCTATAATGGCTTTATTATTTTTTGAACAAAAAGATAGGCATCTTAGTAATTTAGGCACGTCTTTATCGTTGTCTATACTTTTGTTTTCTGTATTAAAATTCTTTATATCTTTAGATCAGGAATTATTGACTTATTTAAACGGTTTAATATTTTTATTAATAGCCGTAGCCTTTTACAAATTAGAACCTAAATAACATGCACCACGCACTAGAAAAAGCTTTTAATACCGGTACTTGGTTTTCTACATTTTTATATTTTTTATATGAATATTTTGATGCGGACATTGTTTTTAAATCTATAATATCGATGTTAAGTTTGACTTTGCTAGTATTGCAAATTACAAATCAATGGTATATCAGAAAAGAAAGAAGGGCAAAAGAATCAAAAGAAATTTGGATTGATAAAAAATTTAGTTTTAGACAATTTAAAGAATCACTTACTGAAGATAACCACGAAAACTTAAAGAAATGACACCAAAAGAATTTAATAAAGCTTTTTTAGCCGATGCAAAAGAATGCGAACGGACAACAGGAATACATCATGTTGCTACACTTACACAGGCAGCACTTGAAACAGGATGGGCAAAAGCAGTGCCAGGAAATATGTTTTTTGGAATTAAAGCAAAAAGTACTGATACAGAAAAGCAATTAATAACAACTAGAGAGGTTTTAAAAACTCCTAACGCTAAGTTTCCGGAAGTAATTTCAATTGTAGATAATAAAAATGGGACGTGGAGTTATAAAGTAAAAGATTGGTTTCGTAAATATAAAACTCCTGCCGATTCATTTAAAGATCATTCAAGGTTCTTTTTTGAAAATCCACGTTATAAAAATGCTTTGGCAGTTCGTAGCGATTACAATAAATGGTTTGAGGAATTGCAAAAGGCAGGATACGCAACAGATCCTAACTACGCAAACACATTGAAATCAGTAGCTAAAACCATAATTAAAAACTTATGAAAAAACTAAATATAATTTACGGTTGCTTGATATTTGTTTTGTTGCTTTCGATGTGTTCATGCGGTGCGCGTAAAGTTTCAAAGTCAGAAACCAAAGAAGAAACTAAAACTGAGTCAACAGATAATTCAATAATAGAAAATAAGTCAGAAACCAACATTAAAACAGAAACAACTGTTAAGACAGACGATAAAAACGAAACGGTTACTGAGGAAACAACTTACACACCTACAGATCCGACAAAAGAGGCTTTTATAATTGAAAAAGACGGAACTAAAACGGTTTTAAATAACGCTAAAAAAACAGTTAAGAAAACTACTCAAAAGAATAATACACAAACAAACAAAACAGAGAATTCAGAAATAAAACAAAACAGCGTTTTTAAGGAACAAAAAGCCGTTAAACATACAAATACATCAGTAAAGAAAGAGAATTCAAAACAAGTGTATAAAAAGCAGTTTAATCACTTTGGAATAGCATTTATAGGAACTTTAATAATATTTATAGGTTACGTTATTTACAGATTTTACAAAAAGTTGCCGTTAGTTCCGAAATTTTAGGCGTTGCCGTAACGAAATAATTATTATCTTTACAACAAATTAATACTTAGTGCA